GCTGTTGCTGTGGCTGCATTACCTGTTGTGTCTTGATTAAGTGTTCCTACAGTAAAGTCTAATGTGTTGTCTGCATCATCGTAGGTTACAGCGATACCTGATTCAGTATTAGAGGTGACCATTGCACCAACAGTATCTGAAATAGTCTCAGCTAAACTTACGCCACCTATTGTTATTGCATCGGCTTCAAGAGTACCATCAATATCTGCATCACCTGATACGTCAAGAGAACCTGCATCTAATTCGCCTGTAAGAGTTATGTTTCTGAAAGATGCTACGTCTTTGTTTGCATCTACTGTAACTACCTTACTTGCAACGACTGTACCTACAGATGCACCTGTGTCATTGTAGTTAAGTTCTGCTGTAGTTGCAGTCACATCATCTAATATATTTATTTCAGCAGCAGTAGCAGTTATTGCTGTACCGTTGAAGTTTATTGCATCTAAATAAGCTGTTCCATCAATGTAGATGTCTTTCCATTCTTTACTGGCTGATCCTAAATCGTGGGTGTCATCATCGTCAGGTATAATGTTAGAATCTACCTCGCCACCAAACACAATGTTATCTGTGTTAGCGTCACCAAGAGTAAGTGTGCCACCGTTGAATGTGGTTGTGCCTGTTACAGTAAGGTTGCCACCTACTCCTAAGTTACCTGATATATCCACTGCACCATTCATGTCAATAGTGGTGGCAGCTATCTGTATTTCTGTGTCAGCTACGAGGTCGAGTTGTCCGTCTGTACTGGAATTGATGTATATAGCTGTGTCTCTGAATTGTAGCTTCTCTGTAGAAGCAATAAGTATGTCATCACTAAATTCAAAATAATCCTCGTCTTCCATCCATTTCATTACACCGTCGTTGGTTTCACCGTCGTATGTAATGGTTATATCTGTACCTGCAGTACCTGCCCCAAACGTAATTGCGTTACCTAATAACTTAGTTATAGGTCCACCTTCGTTGGCTGTACCATCGTGGGTATGTCCTGTACTGGCTTGAAATGCGGCTAATAACTGATTAAACTCGTCATTGGTATGAGCCGCAGTTATTACATCACCGTCAGTATATGAGGACTGTCTTGTGTATGTAGCTCCCATTTAACGTCTTGCTCCTAATTGGTATTCTAGTTGAAACCCTTTTATTGAATATGGTGCAGTAGCTCCTCCATCGTTCACACGCAATGCTACTGCAAAGCCTGATCCCTCTACTGCTTGTCTCACAAGTGGTTGTGATGCTCCACCGTAAGTTGGTGTTCCATATGATGATGTACCGTAAATAGCTGCTATATCTTCTGAATCAAGGGGATAAGCTGCTGGTCTAGAAGAGCTTCTACTCTCATAATCATACCGAACAAAAAGGTCTGCGTCAATAGAAGATTCAGGTGCGTAGTTAACTACAACCTTTTGCATATGCTTACGGATTCCCGGATCATTCATTGTTAAGTCTGGACTACGGTACTTACCATTTATAACTGTACCATCAAAATCAGAACCAGACTCCTGCCTTTGTATGTATCCAGATGTTGAACCGTGTAAAGCAATCACATCTCCTGCTGATACAAATGTGTCTGTGCAAGTAGGTTTTATACCTCTCATCTTAGAGAACTCAAATGTTTGACCTCTCATAACACAGATAACACCTTCTGTGAGATTATCGCCCCTACTGTCTTTTGAAAAGAATATTCTGTATTGTGTTTTATCAGGTATAACTATTGACTCAAACTTTGATGAACTTGATATGTTTTTATCAAACAGGGATTGTACATTTGCACTTATAGTTCCCAATTCCACGTCACCAATCCTTGCTGTACCTGCGATGGTACGCAAGCCATCAGGACCAAGAAAGATAAGGTCACCAGCAAATTCTTGAATTGTGTTGCCATTTATACATCCGATGTTTCTTGTAACTGGCACGATAGCAAAGTCACTAGAAGAGCTACCTCCTAATTTAAATATTCTGTTCTCACAAAAGATAAATAAATTATCACGGAAAACTTTTAATCCTACGATTGTGTCGTCAACTTTAATGCTACCTGCACCTGAACCACTACTAAACGCATCTTCATCAAATGGTTGACTAAACACTACCTCTTGTGGTGTACTAGACATGCCAGAATAAAACATGTGATTTTTAAAAGCTACAACGTGTTTTGCACCTTCTACAGAACTTGTTGTTATATCTGTTGCACTAAATGATGTGTTAAACACTGTGGGATCATTTGTACCATCTACGACTATCAGTTTGTCGTTGCCATCAAAGTTAAATCTTTCAAAGCTGTACTTACCTGCACTTGTTCTACCACTATCTATGCTTGTCCAAGATGATCCACCGGGAGTTGCCTGATATATGCTAGTACCTCTAGCTGCTACAACTTTATCTGCAAAAGTAGCAACCATAAGAACTTCCTCACTTGCATTTGAAGTAAAAGGTACGACTACTGATACATACTTAGAAAAACCATTTATCCTTCTGTAGCCACCCTCAATGTCAGGCTCAAAGTTTTCTAACTCCAAAGCTTGTCCGGGTTTCATTATAAATGTAGATTGGTTAAGAACTAATCCACCTTCACAGACGAATGGAAATGCAGCGGTTTCACTTAAGTCAGCCAACTATACTGCCCTCATGTAATTCTTTCTGTTTATCAGTTCGACCCTCATTCGTTTGATACCATCTTCGTATTCTTTGAGGGCGTATTGTGCTGTTTGTACGTCAGACCTAAACATGTAGGTATAGTACTTTGCACGGGCATTGATTATTGATTCAAACCTTGTCGGGATTATGCCTGTGTCTCCGTGAGCCGATAGATCAGTGTTTGTTACGTAATAATCAAACTTTATTGTTCTATTGCTTGTTTCTGGTATAGGTGTTAAACCTAATTCATCGTTGTAATTTGTGTATACGTATTCAGGATCAGCAAACTTATCTGTGTTAGGCTTTGAGTCTCTTTCTCTGTATTTTTCACTATATTCTTCGTAGGAAAGATACTTGAGGGGAATAGCACTAATGTTTTCTTGTAGTTGTACTAATTTAACATAGGCCGCAGAACCTGCTGATTCTGTAAAACTTACGTAGTGTGTTGTTGCTGTTGCTGTAAATACTGTTTCAGATAACAACACCTCATTGCCACTTGCTACTGTAAGAGTAGATGATTTAGTCTGTGATCCACCTGAACTAGTTCCAATCTCTAGCGTAAGACTAGCACCACTTATTTGAGTCAATACAGTGTAAGATTTTCCTACAATTAAATCATCAATCTGTTGTGATGCTTCTGCACTAGTAAGTAAAAGTGTGTTACCGAACTTAGAACTTGCTGCAGGAGAGCCTGAAACTGTAGTCCAGTTAGTTATACTTGCAGAACCGTCTATTTCAAAATCACCGTTAGTGATATAATCTTTAGGCATTAAGAACACATTATCGTAGTCAATATACTTTAATGTAGATGCTATAGATGCAAAACTATATAGTTGCTTACCTGCAATTGCATCAACTGATCCCTCTGCTCTAGTAAAGGGCCAGTTTATTTCTGAATTAAGTATATCAGATATAGCTCTGTTGATGTAGTCTTTGACGGTAGTTTGTACACCTCTAGAACTTGTAAAGTTAGAACTTGTTAACTCTACTTCGTTCATATCTCTCAGTACATTATTAACTAACGTAAGATATGTGCTTGCCATGTATTACTTACTTTCGGAGGTATCAATCTCTTTGGGATTGTTTTCAGCTACTATCTTGTTGAGTAACTGTAACTTTTGATTAGCTATTACCATTTCGCCAAGTGCTTTATCTAATTCTTGAAGTGGCTTATGGTTTACGTTTATTAACGATGTGGCATTATCAATCTGTAGTTTATATTGGAAAGCTAATGCCTGTGCTGCTAAGTTTTTCATATTAACTCCCTGTTGCCTAAATTATACACATAAATTATATAAATAGCAAGAAGTTTATTTAGCTATATCTCGCAAACTCTCCATTACATCGTCTATGTTAGGTTCAGAACCTCCCGGATTATATACACATTGGTATTGTCTAGGGCATCCTATGCTTTTGTCTGTGAACTCTATTTCAAATGTTTTACCTGCACCTTCGTATATACAAGCTAACCCACTCTTGTAGTGAACCATCTTTTTACGTAGACATCGAGTGTATTGAGGTTGTTTTATCTTACCTTGATGTATTTTCTGTTGTCTCGTATAATCTTTAGATTTGTAGGTATAACCATCTCCGTAGGCTTTACTAGAAAATACACTTGCTAGTAGTAATAAAAACCCACCTATAACTAAAATTAAAAACACCCAACCTATACCTTCGCCTACTTGTCTTCTAAGTTGCTGTTGTTTATATATGGTTTCTTGTCTTTGTTTTCTGATCTGACCTTCCATCTGCAATAATTCATTGTACGCTTGAGGGCCATGAGTAAGATTTAGAAACATCTTGAGTTCATATCTCTGTTCCTCAAGTTTCTTCTTAGCTGCGTAAGCCGCCATTGCCGCTTCTTCAATAGAACCTGCTTTAAAAAGTTTACCAAAAAGAGGTGGGTTCTTAGCTTGTTTCTCAGCATTGTCAACATCTGATACTGCTCCCATCCAGCGACCAATGTCTCCTGACATCTGCTCTATATCTCGCCCGACTGCGAATCCTTGTTTTATTGCACTAAATGCTTTACTTGCAACACCTACAGCCAACGATATAGTTACGGGGTCCATTATCTTTTCCTTATTGGTTTACAATACGCAGTTATCTGTAAGTTAGGTCCTTCCTTTTGGGGTATTGAAGGTTGTTTGTGTAATCTCTCTGCGAAGTATAGGCATCTATCTAAATTTGGGAAGGTTTGTGTTTGGTCTACTACTCTTAATCCCATCATAAACACTAACACAAATTCAATCACACAGGTACTCCTTCTACCTCCTTGTGGCAGTCACAGTTACATTCTTCTTTATCACATTCGTAACATTCACAAGTGTCACATTTCTTCTCTTCGGTCAAATCCACTCCCCATTCTTCATTGCTAAAGATAACTTCATTGCACGGTTTCCTACCTGACTTGCCCATCTAGAATCAATCATCTCTTCACAAGCAAGAGGATAGTTAACTTTCTCTATTGCTAACCACATGTTTTTAAATTTCATAAGACGAGGAACACCCATATTAAATGACATATCTACAAGCACCATTTGTCTCACAGCATTTAGTTGATTTACAATAGGTTTATTCTCAAGTAATTCTTTTTCCACAATAGCTATGTCGTTCATGCAAAGATAGTAGGCTTCTTCTTCTGTAAGACCATTATCATATACATCATCTATAGTCTTGTTCATAAACAAAAGCTCACCGTCTGTGATACCTCTGTCCTGTAAGTTACGACCAATTCCCACCGTATCTATGCCAAGATGATCTTGGTAGACGTTCAGAACTATCCCTTCGTGGATAGCTATCATCTTAACTAGTTCGTCACGGTCATACTTCATGTTTTTTTCCTTGTTGTCTTACGTTTTCTGCCTGATGCAGTAACAGACCACTTGACTGCTTTAGGTCCTGTTTTCTTCTTGGCTTCAGTCTTACTTATTCTACTAGCCACTGCTTTAGGTCTACATGCAGGGTAGGGTCTTTTCTTCTTTTCTTTACCAGAACGACCACACTTCTCACCCGTTTTAACGTCACGCCAATCTTCTTTAAACCATTTAGTTAAACCACCACTAGTTTTAGCCATTATGCGTATGTACCACCACGTTTCTTATAGGTTCTAACAAGCCAAGCATTTGCATACGCACTTGGATAAACCTTAAATTTCTTTTTTGCTTCTGCTTTTACTCTAGAGTAGAGGGCAGCATTTTTTGGTTTAGAACCACTTTTTTTCTTTGCCATGTTATTTCTTCCCCATAAGTTTCATTGCCTGACCAACCCCTTTAATTCCAAACGAGCTACTTACAGCTATAAATAAAAGGTATTGATACCAATCAGGCAAAGTGTTAAGCACCTCAAAGCCTGTTCGTACATATTCTGTAAATGACGGAATAAAGACTAGTATTGCTGGTAAAAGCAAAACAACCAAAGCAAATTCGTCTTTCCACGAGTTGTCCGTAGCGTCAGCCATAGACTTCTCCCATGCAACTTCTCCTGTCGCTACCTTCTCAGCTACAACTGCTTTAGCTCTGGCTTGTGCTACCTTAGCTTGACCATCAGCCTTTACTTTTTCTACCTTGCTGTTCATCCAAGAACCTGCAAGATTAGCTATAGGACCTATTAACGCTGTGAGCATGTGCATCCCTTTTTAGTAAACCTACTGTCAATCCATACTTTACCGTAGTACAGAATAAATAACCACATAGTAAACAACGCACCTTCTAGGTACGATAAATCATTCCAAGCATCTAACACCATATTTTCCATCAGATTCTCCCTTGAGACTTATGTAACATTCGTACATATCGCCTATAAAAACTGTTGCTTATCTTGTTTAATATTTTAAATATCTGAAAATTAATTTGTGCTAACATTTCCACCTCTTCCTAGCTTGCCTTAAACGACTGTTAGGATTCTTTGCCGCTTTCGGAAACTTTTTCATCTGTCCTGCACTTCTTGCACAATAGGACTTTCTACGTTTGGCAGCTGTGCTACCCTTCTTTACTTTACCTGTAACTGCTGTCTTTAGCTTTGATCCGGGATTATCCCTTCTGTACTTAGCTACACCTTTTTTAGTCATACCTGCACCCGACTTAGTTGGGCGTTTCTGACCACCACTTATGGTGTGACCTTTCATTGTACCTTTGCTAGACATTGTTACCTCATAGTTGTTAAGAGGGCAAGTTGCCCTGCCCTCTCAAGTTTAGTTGTTAGACACCTGTCTGAACTGCAGCAGTCTGAACCATTGCAGTTGGATCACCAATGTCAGCAATCAAAGCTATAACTCTGAAACGTACTACAGCAGAGTCTGCACCCAAGATTTTAACTTGGATAGCATCTGTAGCAATTACAGTGTTAATACCTGCAGCTGTAGGGTGAAAGTTGTAGATGGCATCAGCATTTCCATCAACGCCATCACAGAAAGCGTCAATGTCAGTACTAATTCCAACATCAAAAGTCACACTAGAACCACCAGCTTCAAGAACGTCAAGACAACCACCAAGAACGATGGAGTTGTCAGGAAGATCAATCACCTTGATGACATCGTTAGCTGTAAGGTTATCGTCAGCCGCATCAAATATTTTGGACTGAACGATGTAAGGTCTGATTGCGTGAGCAGGGTGACCTACAGTTCCCCCACCAGTTATGGTGTGATCAAAAGTAGCCATTAATTATTCCCCCTATGCAAAATCTATAACGCCACGAACAAGAGCTTCTTGTCTTAGGACTTTTCTTCCAAAAACATGTAACCCTCTAACGACGTCAGAGAAGGACTCAGTTGAACGTACCACTTCAGTCTTAGCGATGTGAGACGCTGTTGCACATGCTGAGATGTGACCTGCAAGAACAACATTCTCAGAAGCATCTGTAGCTAATGTAGCTGACGCATCTGTTAATGTCACTTGGTCAATTCCACCAGTGCTATTTAAGGCAGTAGTTTTATAACATCTAAAACCTGCTAAAGTACCAACAGTTGCTAAACCATTTCTTAATGCAGAAGTTTGGTCGCCTGTTATATTTACTTCAGCTATTTTATTTCCAGCTTGGAAAGCTTTCTGATAAAATATCGGAGGTGCTACAAACCATCTGTTTTCTTCAGGAACAGATTGGTCGTCAAGAAGTCTAGCCATCGCAAGCATCATATTGATACCATTGTCGTCTGTCTCAACGTTGATAGGAGCATTAGCTGTTCCTATGTCACCTGCCGCAGCAGTAGTTGTTAAAGTTGTACCTGATACTGCAGATGCTGCAATTCCAGCACCGTCAGATAAAGTCTGAAGAATGTTTGCATCGAACTTTCTCTTTAGTGCATAAGCACCTGAAGAAGTTGCTAACGCTTCAAAGTTGACATGTGAATGTCTTTCTTCGATGTCGTCAATCTTAAATGCAAACGCATTGGCTTGGTCAACGGTCATTGTTATTTGATCGTCAGCCAAATCTTGAGGGTTAACAACAGAACCTCTCTGGTACGCAGACACAGTGAGTGTTGGTTCTTTCATTATGTTAACAGTATCGCCAAAGTTTTCAATTTCGCCAGTATAGTCGGTATTCGTAATATCTTCTGCAACCGAAGCTCTACGGAAGAACTTAAGAACTTTTTGGCTAAAAATTTCGGGTGCGAAGTTACCTGACGGTAAATTTCCATACCCTG